TGCCATATGCTACAGTGCCTGTGCTCATGTCATCTTCTGTGGTAGATTCTTCCAATTTAAAAGCACCTTTTTCAATCAACTGTGCCACTGCATCATCTTCAATGTCAAAGTGCATGTATTCTTCACTCTGCATGCCCTGTTCTGAAAAGTCAATGTCTTTGTTTGGTATGCCCAGATAATCAGCAATCTGTACACGAGTCACATCGTCTGTGTACATCTTCCATGTGCCTGCATTGTGATAAACTATCAATCCACCGTTGCCATAACTGTAAGGATCTTCATCATCCTGTTCGTCATAGATGGCAATCTTCATCTTAGTGACATTAAATTTTTTGGGTAGTTCTCCTGCATCTGCCCACAGTGTCTTATCCTGTGTGGGCATCACTTCAAGTGCTCCGGGTGTATGAGTGTAATGTCCTTCTGGAAACTTTTTAGGTGCTTCTGTGACTTCTAATTGATCAGTGTTTTTTTTATAAGCGTCTTGATATTGTGACTGTGTGATGTCTTCGTCTTCAAACATGATGTTCATGCCTTGGATCTGTGAATCAACCCATGCTTCAAACTGTTCTGATTCATCCTTGTATTTTCTCTTGTAGGCTTTGGCCAATTTGCCTTTGCCAATCTCTTGGCCTTTGATGTCTTTGTAGGCCTTGATATCTTCTGGTGATTTTCTCACTTCATCCTTGTAAGCATCGTCTGATTTGATTCTCTTCATGTCAGTCAAATACTTGTTGGCCAGTTTAATTGCTGTGCCTTTGAGTGCTTTGATTTCTGGGTTGGGTTTTGCAAACAGTTCACCGCTCATGCTCAACTGCTGTTCCATGTCTGATGCAAAGTTTGACACAGCATCATCTTCTGGATTGGCAGAAAGGAATCTGCCTGCGATGTCTCTCATGATGGTGCCCAATTTGGCCATGGTGTCTTTCTGTTGTGCTCTTAAATTGTTTTGGAATTCATCATATGCATCATCTTTTTTGAGGATCAGTTTTGAATCTGGTGAGTTCACAAATTGATCAACATATGACTTGTATCTTGCGGCAGACGATGCCTGCTTCATGATGTCTCGTCTGTCAATGGTTGTGGTGTCATCGTCACCTTTGAGTTCTGCAATTGGCAACAGTTTGAATGCTGACACAATTGAATCATCAAAAGTTTCTTTGGTGAATTTTTTCTTCATTGCTTCGATGTCATCTTCTGACAGTTCTGTGTGTTGTGAGTTTAAATTTTCAAGTGTGGATTGGTAGTGAGTGTGTGATGACAGTCTTTCCAGTGTTTTGATGTTTTCTTTGATGCGGTCTTTGGCTGCCTCAACATATGGTGCTGTGGTTTCATCCAACAGGCCTTTTCTCATGGTGTATGAATTAAAATTTCTTAGATCACGGATTTCTTCAACTTTTTCAACAATGGACTCACCAACTGAATCATATGGATTTCCGCCTTGAGCCACATGCATCATCATGGCACGAGCACCTTTGAGGTAGTTGAATGGGAAGCGGAAACGCTCACCCTGTGCATTTTCAATGAATATGCAGTCGATGTTTCTGGATCTTGCGCCAGGTATGGATTCGTCCACTGCTTTTGAGTGGCGTATGATCATTTTGGTTTTGTCTAGTTTGTTGTAAGATGTTTTGGATGTGCCGTGCATAGTGTTTTCCTGTACTGTATTTACTTGAGAAAGGAACTCAAAATCTCCTTGTTCGAGGTCTAATTTTTCAACATCTTGCGGTTTAAATCCTATGTTGTGACTCACAGCAAACTCCTTCATGGTGCGTGCAAATTCATACCATTCTTGTTCTTGTTCAGGTTCCGCTGAATCTGTGAGGTTTTTGTTGTAAATTAGACGCAGATTGTCTTCGTCTATGGATATAGATATAGCATTGTCGTACCATGAGAACTTGAAAAATCTTGCTGACTGTGGATCTGTGGTGACTTGTGCTTGATCATCACCCAGTGTTAGACCAGAATACCGTGATTTTAGTTCATCAAACAAGTCCTGTGCAACTGCGTTAAGATCCATCTGTGTATTTATGAAATAAGAATGGGCATGGGCATGATCAGATCTTCTTCAGAATCTCTCAGTCTTTCAAACAGTTTTTGATCCCATGCTGATATTGTGGATGCCATGCGAACTGCCAACAGTGTTGACATCACCAGATCATCATGTTCGCCTGGTTTGGCACGGAATGAGTTGCCCGCGGCCACAAAGTTTTTGAGTTCTGATATGAGATTTTTTGATTTCAGCACCATTGAATCATTTTCAATCATCTGTTTGAATTTGGCACATGCAGACATTTTTGAATTGTGTGTGGTGTTGTAGCCTTTTCTAAATCTACGCACATGGCCTTTTTTGATGGTTTCTGATAGCAACTGTCCTGGTATGTTTTCTTCACCAATGTCTGCAATGGCCACAAGACCTGCTTCGCCTATGGTGTTGTTTTCAATGGAGTAGTATATCTCAGGTTGCTGTATGCCTTTGGATTTGAGGTCTTCTGCAATTTGATCAATGATTGATTTCAATATTCTTATTTGCCCCTGAATGGGGGTTGCATTGTGTTGCCATTCTGCCACCTGTGTCATGGTGGGCAATTCAAACACCTGAATGCCTGCATAGTCTCCGCCTGTGCCCAATGATGGATCCAGTGACACAATGTATGCACGGCCTTTTTCAACTCGCTTGTACCAACGCACATGACCGTGCCTTTCCATGGGTTCTACGCCTTCAAGATCTGCCAGTTTGGTGGCTTTGATCAGTGTTTCGTCAAATATCAAAAATTCGCAGTCATGTTCTCGTCTAAATCTTTCTTCGCCTATTCTTGCTCGTTCTTCTCTGGCCCATTCTTCTGTGCGTTCTGGATGTTCGCGCCATGATGCTTTGAAGGCAGCAAATCCATTTTTGCCCAACGGTTGTTCATTGCCATATTCGTCTGTTCGCTTGTTGGCTTCTTTCCATATCAGAGCAAACTGATCTTCGTCAGAGTTGGGTGTTGATGTGATGATGCATTTACCACCAGTGGCCAGTGTGGGTGCCAGTGATGTCCAAAACTCTGATGCCTTGGATGGTGGTTGCACGAATGCAAACTCATCACAGTATATTACAGACAGTGACATACCTCTACCAGTGTTTTCTGTGGTGGTGGTTGCTTTGATCCTTGACCCATTGTCAAACTCCAGTGTGTTCCTGTTGTATGAATAAGCACCTGCTCGCAAAAAGTCGGGCAGTGCTTCATAGGTGTATCTCACTCTGTTCATGATGTCTTGTGCACCTGTGAACTTGTGAGCGGCAATCAGGATCTGTGAATCTGGCACGAACATGGCATACCAAACAAGATATGCGGCGGCACATGTGGTCTTGCCGGTCTGTCTGGGCAACATGGCAATGGCAAATCTGTTTTCGTGATAGGTTTTGACAAGGCCTTCTTGATAGGGAAACATTTCAAACTTCATGGATCCTTTGGTTGGATGTTGGATCATACAATAGTTTTTACAAAAGTGTAGGGGACCTGACTTTGGATCCATGCACTTGTTGAGTTCAAGGATTTGGTGTTCTGTGAATTTTATCTTGGCATGTGCCTTTTTGGTGAGGTTACCTTGTAAACTTTGTGCCATGCTCGTATTTAAAGGATTTTATTACTTGGAATTTGGAACTGGAGTTGCAGTTTCTTCTTCACCCATCTCAACCACTTTGCCTTCGCCTTGATGAGTTTCTTCTTCTTTGCGAGCATCCATGAGTTCTTTGAACAGGCTCATATTGTACTCATCGCCATACAGTGGTTCACCTGTGGCTGTGTCGTCTTTGTATTCTGCATCCTGCAGTTTAGATTCATACTCGCCATCGTCTGTGGTGAGTTCTGTTTGATCCTGTGGATGTTTCACTCTGAGGTGATCTGGTGTGATGCCAAATGTTGCTGTGAGCATTTCTTCCAACTGCTGGAATGAAATTGGATACTCTGCATCCACATCAAATATAGTGACTTCCATGTTTTTAAGTCTTGGAAATTCATGTGGGTGTTCTTGGATTGGCGTAGAAGCAACTTTCTTGAAGTTTACAGTTTCGTATTTTGTCATGTATTCTTTGAGATCTTTTTCAAAGTTTTCAGGCAATTCGCCTGCAACTTTGATTCTAACAGAATAAGTTTTCTGTGCTTCTGTGAGGTATTCTTTGAAAGTTTTCATGTGTTGTTATTTATCCTTGTTGGAATTTGCAAGTATCTGTTTAATCAGTTCATTGCGGTCAGCAACCACCGTGCCTGTGCCCGTTACAGCCTCTTCTTCGGGTGAATTTTGGTCCAATTTCATCTTTTTGAGTTGCAATTCAATCATTTTCAACTTCTTGTCAACCTTCAGATTCTTGGCATTTATGGCATTGCCCATCATGGATGATGCAACTTCCATGATTCTACCCGCCAAACGAGGCTCAATGTTCATGCCCAAATCCATGAGATCTTTGTAGGCTTGGAAAGATTCCTGTGCATATGTGTCAATTTCTTCATCTTCTGCCAATCCATCCACCTGTGGCAGTGCGGCATCAATCTTGTCCAATCCAAGTTTTTGTTGGATCAATGCATTGGCTTCTTTGTCATCTTTGGAATCCTGTTCGAGATCAAGTTTTTCTCTCATGGAGTCTTGAGTGTCTTCAGTTTCAAGATCAAAGATTTCTTCCAGTTTTTTTGTCATCGCAACTATTTAAAGATATCTGACTCTGTCAATACCCTAAAACGAATGCCTTTGAGTTTGCACCATTTGTTGGCAGCTTCCCATTTGGCTCTGTTCACCACCAGGGCAGCTTGATTCTGTGCATTCTTGCCCACTGATTCAAACTTGGCTTGGTTGTTGGGTTTGACTTCAATAAGTTCTGCAACTCTCTGTTTCTTTTTGTCATTGTACACAATAAAAAAGTCTGGCACATATATGGTGTTTTTGCCAGTGAGTGGATTGCGATATGGAATTTGGATTGATTCAGATGCCCACTGTGTGACAGAAGGATTGTTGTCACAGAATCTCATGAATGCCCATTCCCATGATGAACGATATCTTGGTGTGCGTTTGCCCACATACTTGTCAGGATTGCGTGGTTGGTATAGGCCTTGGCTCCAACGACTCATGTTAGGCCTTTATGTTTCTGCTGATGTAATCCTGTGTGGTTCTTTCGTTTCTATAACCCAACACAGATGTTTTGTATCTGTTGGAATTTAAAATTTCAGTGACCAATTGTGAAAGTTGCACTGGAGTGGTGCCACTCAAACTGTCCAACACTTCAAACACTGGGACAGCATCAATGCGTGCCTGACGCAACAGTATGTAGGCCAATGATTTGGCAGATTCTTTGTTATAGTCTTTGCCTTCAAAAAATCCAACCACAGCATCATATTCTGATGCATTGAATTCAAGTCTGTCTTCAGTGAGTCCTGCAAGAAACTGCACAGTCTCTTTGGCTCCTTGTGCATCTTTGATGTCAAGATTGGTGTATGTGGTTGTGTTGTTGGTTTCTTTGATGGCCATTACTGTGTCTCTAATACTCTTTGATAGGTCTGTTGATCAACTTCATAGGCAATGATGCCTTGTTCTGAAAGGCTCTTGGCTGTGGCAGCTGCACCATCAAGGTATGCCTGCTGTTGTGTTGCAGTGAGTTTGTTCCATTCTGTTTCAATAGCATTGACATCAATTTTTTTGTCGTTTTTGAATGTAATGAATTTGGCCACTTTGGTTTTTGCTGTGCTGTCTATGGTGATGTAATTTTCAACTTGGCTGGGTGACAACACAAACTTGTTGTCTTGCACACCAAACTTTTTGGGTTTGTTGTTGTTCACAGCAGTTGCTTGTTGAGATTTTATCACAGTGTGCTGACTTTTTTTGTTGAGGTTTTGGGGGAAAGCAATGCCAGGTTTGGATGTTGCACCCAAGTTGTTGGTTCCGCCTTTTACAGCATCTTTGATTGCACCAATGATTTCTTCTTTGGATCCTTTGACAGCAGAGCCTGATTTAATCTTTTCATAGGTCTGTGCTCCTGAAAGGATTGCACCCAACACATTGCCTGACTGCAACAGACTCACAGTTGATGTTGCACCTGACAGTAGACCAAATATAGAATCGCCACCACCACGGTTGGGGGAAGGCGATTTGTCATAGTGGAATGTGGCAAATCCTTGCGGATCAGCTCCCACAGCACCATTCTCCATCAACACACCAGAGTATGAAATTGAAAATGTGTGTGAGTTTACACCAGTGCCAGCATCCTGTGCCATGGAACCATTTGACCAATCATTGATGATTGGATTCATCATTTTGTATTCTGTGAATCTTTTTCTGGCCAATTGGAATATGGAGATGGATTTAAAGAATGTGTTGTGCTTGGCAACATCTCTACCCCATCTCAGTGCAAACTGCTGTCCATATGATTGGTTGGCATATGTGATGTCTTGTCTGTTGGTGTCCACAATGTAGTGTTGATAGTATGACTTCCAAAATGCTGTGGCAACATCGCCCATGTCATCATGCAGTTCAATAGTAACTGGCTGATATGTAATGCCTGTTTGAATGTAGTTTTTAAAATTGTATTGGTTCTTTTGTTCCACATTGAAAGAATACTGTGGTAGGTCGCACCTTTTTACAATCATGCCCAGTTCTATTTTTTCTGTGGATGACAGTGATGACCCCACTGCTTCTGGATTGATTTCAAACACAGTGTGATAGAGAAATTGATTTTTTGGTGCTAATCTAAATAGATCGTCTGTGTATAAACGAGCGGCATGCTGATAGTCTTTGAGGTGGTCTCCACCTAGTAGTTGTGAAAGAAAATTAGAACGCCAGTTTGCCATTTGTAATATTTATGGCATCAAAAAACAGGTGTATTAAAATTAAATACCGCCGCCTGTAGCTGCTGTTGACACTGTTCTTGCCACTGCTGAACCTATGCCTGTGCCTCTTGGTGTTTGGATCGCATTGTCATATCTAATTGACATTGTGATCTGAACAGGATCAGAAGTTGCATAAGCTAATGTGCCGTATTGAACATTGTCTAGGTAAGCACCGTATAGTTCAAAAGTATCTAAAGTGTTTGGTGTGTTTGCACCATTACCACCATCAAGAATTTCAATTCTTGCTGTGAACTTGTAGTCTGAACCTGATGCCGCAGAAGACTGCTCGAAGAAATCAAACTGTTTCTGTAACTGTTCGCCAGTTAGTTTGGAAACTTCGTTGTTGACATCGTCTCTTACATTTAATGTGATAGGATCCCATGTGTGTTTGCCTGCCATGTAAACTCTTGAGTTGTATGCTTCAAGTGTGATTTGATCAAATGTGATGTTTGGTCTTGTCACGTCAACAACCTGTTTGGTTAGTTCTGATCTAGGAGTTGAAATACCAAAGTTTTCAAGTATCACTCTGAAGCGATACTGTAGTTTTGGCATCAGCAAGCCTTGTGATGCTGATGATTGATCACTCGCTAGTGGTACTGTAAATTTTGATAGTGTTGATACTGCCATTTGTTTTGTCTCCTAGTATGAATATTTACTATTCAATTTTTCCTTTTTGTTGTTGCACCTTTAAAGGTTATACACCCGAAGTTGCAATTTCTCCTGTGTTCTTGAGTCTAACTGGTATGTAGATGAACTCAACTGCTTTGACTGGTTCAATTGCGATATCAACATACAGTTCGTTTCTGTCAATTCTTGCGGCTGTGTTGTTGGATTCGTCACACACCACAGCAAAGTCGTTTAGAGCTCTCTGTGCTGTGAGTTCAAGCATGAATGACTCAACTGCTTGTTTGATTTCGTTTCTTGTCAGTGCATCGTTGGGTTCAAAGATGAACGGTCTAGCAATCTTATCCAAGTTCAATCTCACATAAGCCACTAGTCTTGCAACATTCACTCTGTCAAGTGCTGAAGCAGTAAGTTGTCTTGTTTTTTGTCCAAAACACACAAGGCCTGCGCCTGTCACAAATGATATTGGGTTGACATTCACAGAGTATAATGAATCTCTCAAACCTTCTGCAACTGCTGTGGTTTCAAATTCGCCTTCTGAGTTGATGTAACCCACAGATGATGCATTGTCGATCACACCACGTCTCACACCTGCTGGTGCAAACCATGGAAACGCAACCTGATCGTTGTAAGCAATGGTTCTCAACATCATGTGTGATGCTGGTACTGCCACTGATTCGCCTGCTAGTGATGTTGTAAATCCTGATGGATAATACACACCTGTGAATGAGTTGGATGACACTAAGCCATCTTCACCATTGTCAGCTGCGCCTGCTGTGTTGTTTGCCCAGTTTGTGACATCAGTTGATGTTGGTGCTAGTCTGAACGGAGCATCACCAACCACAAATGCAGTTTCTTTTCTGTCTGCATTGAGTGTTTCAAGATTTGCAATCAGTTCTGGATATCCTGGAGCTGCAAGTAGATTGAATTCTCTCTGCTCTTCTCTCAGTTCTGTGGTTGCTTCCACAGTTGATTTGAGTGCTTCAACAATCACATTTCTCTGTGCTTTTCTGCCCATGTAAGGTGAACCGTCTGCTTTGAGTCCTGACACAGTTATCCATGCATCTGTTTCTGATGGCAGTGTTGGGTATGTCACTGTGCTTGGGAAGTTGGTTCTTGTGAACCATTTCTTTCTGAACTCTTTGACATTGTAACCTGATCTTCTCAAGTTGAATCCAAGCATACCTTTTGGATATAATGCTGGATCTGGCTTGTCTGGATCTGTGTATGTTGAAGTCAACAAGTCAGTGATGAGTGTTTCTTCTGACACAACATCTTTTGTGCCATTGTCATGATATCTAAAGTCTGCAAACAATATACCGTCCTGAGATGTTTGGTCAGTATTGTCTATCAATACCCATTCTTGTCCAGATGTTTGTGAATCGTCATATCTGTAAATTTTTGGATAGTTTTCTAAATCTGATGTGTCTAACCATAGGTCACCGTTTGAAAGGAGAGTGCCATCTGTCTGTGTTGTAGGCTCAGTGGCTGAAATGATTGGACCATTTGGATCTGTTTCTCCTAGGTCAAAACCCCTGGCATCTGAAGCCACATTTTGATATCCAGTCCAGGCTGAGCCATCGTGGATAAGAATGTCAACTTCGCCAACTGTAGTGTTGTACCATTTCTGTCTGTCTACAGGATCTTTGGTTGGCTCATTCACACTTTGAATTGCTGTGAATGATGTGCCTGTGTCTGGTCTATTTTCAACAGGTGTCCAGTTTGATGCCAAGAATGCAAATGTTCTGTTGGCTTCTGTTTGATCTGCTGCGGATGAAAAGTCATCCTTGTCACCTGCTGGTGCAACATATAGGTTTGCAATTTTCTCTTGTGTGAGATCTGAGTTGCCACCGTATGCGTTTGCGTAATTAATGCTTGTGTTAGGATCTATACCAAAACCTAAATCACCCATTGCTGTTCCATTCACATCTGAAAAGTAAATGTTTCCACCTAGTGCATGTGTTAGTGTGATTCTCTTTGAAGTTGCATCATATGAAGCAGAAATGTGTTGGAATCCTGCCGCCGCAATTGCTGTAACAAAATCGTCTGCATCTGTACCACCAAGTGTTACAGTTTTAGTTTCTAACAAGTTAGCAGATGTTGTTGCTGTACCTGAACCAATTTGTGATTCTGCCATTCTGATTGTGTCGCCTGAACCAACTGCATTTGCCTTGTCTGCGATCTTGTTGGAAACAATCTGTGTGGTTGAACCTGTGCCTACTGATCTGCGGAATACCACATAGTCAATCACTTCACCTGAATCTTGTGTGGAGTCATCCCATTCAGATTCGCCAATGTTGACTTGGACAAACACATCGTTTGTGGTCAAGTTGATACCTCCACCTGTTCTGTCCAATTGCTGTAGTGCTTGTTCCTGTGTTTTGTACACAGGTGCTTCCACAGTTTCAAATTGTCCTGCTGTTGAAGAATATTTCTTCAATGAAATTGATGCACCACCATTTGGTTGGGTGGTTTGAATCCAAACAGAACCAGTTGGTCTTGGTGTTGAATCTGATGTTCTAAATCCATGATCTTCTGTGTGTCCACCAATGAATACTTTTGGAATGTAGTATCTGCCTGTGGTGATGCCAACATCAGCAAATGCTGTGCCTGTGACATCTTCAAGGATAATGGATGAAACCACTGCGGCTGTGGATGAGTCATCGCCAGTTGCTGTTGGGATTGCAAAAATTTCTAATTTGCCGTCCACAGCTGATGCTGCCACGCCTACTGCTGATCCTGTGATGGCCGCTGCCATTGTGTCCACATCTGTGCCCAATGAGCCAATTAATTGTCCGTTAATTTTGATTTCGTCTGTGTTATCTACAACTGGATTTGTCACAGTGCCTCTCACAGTTGGATGTGCAGATGACCATGAAGCATCTTTGGTTGCTGATGAAGCTGAACCAACCTGCACCCATGTGTTTGAACGAGTTTTGTAGTATAATCTGTTGAATGGATTTGTTGCCACCACAGCATAGTCGCCAATTGCACCTTTGGTTGTCTTGGGTGCATTGCCTGTGACATCATCTGTGGATGTGATGTAGATTGGTGATTTCACAGTGAATGTTTGTGTGGATTCACTCCACTCTTTGATGCCCCATGATGATGAAGCAAGATCCAGCCAGTAAAAACCATCATTGGGTGTGCCACCAGGTGCATCCGCTGATCCGGTCAGTTCTGCTGTGTCAATGTTTGCTCTGATCACAAAAGCTCTGTTTGCGATGCCCAAGAAGGAGTAAGCGGCTTGGAGACCGTATTCATTCAACTCATAACCTTGGATTGGTGTGCCCGATGCATCTGTGTAGAATGTGGGGGTACCAAATGTTTGAGTCAATTCTCTCTGTGATGAAACTAGAAAAATTTGATTTGCGTTTGTTGACAGAGTGCCTGCGGCAGTGCCTGTGCCTGTGCCTGATGTTTTGTTCTGGGCAGTGGCAACCACTACTAGTGGTACTGCTCCTGGGATACCGGGCACATAGAATGATTCATCTACTACGGTAACCTCTACTCCTGGTGATATTAAAGCCATTTGTCTTTTACTCCTTGTTGCAAATATTTACCACTCATGGGCTGATTATTACAATCATTTTAAAGAGCGTCAAAAAGGTACGCATAAATATGTGCGTGTTTAATGGAAACGGAAACAAGCGACCACTGTGTCAAGAATGCAACAGCAAGCCAGCTGCCTACAACTATCGTCGTGGCGACAAAGTGTACTACAGAAAGAAATGTGACGCCTGTATAAGAAGTTCCAACACTTCTGCCATCACAACACCTGCATGGCAACGAGCAGGCTACACCAAAAAGAAGTCATGTGAAATGTGTGGCTTCACAGCACAGCATCCTTACCAGTTGGATGTGTATTATGTTGATGCCAACATGAACAACAACAATCAATCCAATCTCAAAACTGTGTGTGCTAATTGCAACAGATTGATGCATGCCAAAAAGTCCGGGTGGCGCCAAGGCGATCTCACTGCTGACTATTAATAATTGTCTTTATGTTTTGCTGTAACACTTGAACTGTGTCATCATTTGCTATTGTGTGATCAAAATCTGAGTTTGCCCATGCCCATTCAGACGGGTGAATATCTTTGGGTTCAACACTATGATATTTGTAGTGATCAAACCACACGGGATTTTGACCTCTCTTCACACACCACACAGAACCACCCACGGATTTGATCATATCAACTTCGTTGGGGAAGCGAGTGTCTGGAATCACCCAATTTGTTGTGGGATTTTCTTGTATTCGTTTCTTGACCAAACTGACCCATATGCCATCATAAAAACCTTGACGCATGCATTCTGTGCCAAACACCTGTAGCACATATCTCGGTGTGATTTCTCTGCCCAATTCCTGTGACCAAAATGAATCAGGACGTTCTCGCCAATCACGTGATTGTGGTGTGATGCCTTCCAACATTGGTCTGGGCCAATCAAACATCTCTGCCACAGCATCTTTGAGTTTGTCAGCAAATGATATCTTTTGGAATGAGTGTTGATCAATGAGATAGTCAGCCACTGTGCCTTTGCCAGAACCTATGAGTCCACATATGCCTATGATCATTAAAAAGTATTATACGAAAATTTTAGCCAATTGTAAAGGACAAAGGTGTGCCGCCTTCTGCATAGTTGCCAATTTCCTGTTCCAACTTCTGCATTTCGTTCATGCCCTCGTTCTTGAGTGTGTCGCCGTTCAGTGATCCGCCACCTTGTGGACCTGCAATGGTTTGGAATTTTGAACGAGCCTCGCCCAGTGTGAATTTGGACACAGCCAGTGTGTATTCTCTAATCCACGGTTTTGCGTAGATGTCACTTAATAATATAAAGTCTGGACGATAGTTGTACTGTTCAATCAGCACAGTTTCTGTGAATCGCTGGCGTCTAAAAATTGTAAGCCTTCTGGTGGGTTGATCCCATTTGAAGTTTATAAATCCACCAAACATTCTAGCCACCAATTCCTGATAACCAGCAAACATGTCGTATGTGGCCAATCCACCTATCCTACCAGTTTGTAATAGGTACACATTGGTGTAGGCCAATTCAAACGGATCAAATGATGTGCCGCCTTCCGATGATGCAGCTCCTCCCACTGTTCTTCTGTAGATCTTTTTGACATTGATCACTTCAGCAGGTAATGTGTAAGTGGTTTGATTTTCTCTCAGTTCGAGAAAACCATATGATTCTTCCACTGAATTTGATGAGCGCTGACGAAACTTGTCCACAGCTGTGGTGAATGCCATTTCATAGTGTGCAGGATCAAGTTCCACTTCAATCATGCCATCGCCCAGTCTCAATCTCACATAATCAAAGATTTCTTGTTTGGCGGCATTGATTTGAGCGTCTGTAGTAGAAGAAAGTCCGGTGTCTGGCATGTGTGTATTTATAGCACCATAAATATACAAAATGCCAAGACTGTCGTTATATAAACCTGAAAAAGGCAATGATTTCACATTCATTGATCGCAATGTTGGAGAAATGTTCCAAGTGGGTGGCACAGATGCCTATATCCACAAGTACATTTCACCCAACGATCAAGGTGAAACCAATGATGCCACACAGCCACAGCGGTCAGGTGATTCGCTCAACGAATTGGCCATCCAGGACATGCTGTTCCTGGAAAACAGAGATCGCAAGTATGATCCAGATGTGTATCACACTCGTGTGATCTACAATGTGTCAGACATTGATTTTGATCTGTCACAGTTTGGACTATTTTTACAAAATGATCAACTGTTCATGACATTTCACATCCGTGATGTTGTGGAAGCACTGGGCAGAAAAATCATGGCGGGTGATGTGATTGAATTGCCACACCTCAAAGACGACTATTCATTGGATGGCACAGACACAGAATCGTTGAAAAGATATTATGTGGTTGAAGATGTGGGCAGAGCGGCAGAAGGTTTTTCCAAAACATGGTGGCCTCATTTGTATCGTGTGAGAGTCAAAGGCATCACAGACGCACAAGAGTACAGAGACATCCTGGGCGATGCAGATGAAAATGTATCACAGAAATCTCGTGACAAAGAATTAGAAATCAATCAAGCCATCCTTGATCAAGCAGAATCGGATGCACCACAGTCAGGCTACAACACCAAACAATTACATGTGATGCCCACAGACGAAGAAGGCCGAGTGGCACTGGTGACAGTGGACGAAGACATGCTCACAGACACAGGACACATTTCCATGGATGCTGTGTATGACACACCCACTGCCAACGGATATGTGGAAGGCTATCTCACAGGAGATGCCATACCAGCCAATGGTGAAACCTATTCATTTGGCACTGCATTCCCTGCCAATCCCATTGAAGGCATGTTCTTCTTGCGTACAGATTATGCACCCAACAGACTGTTTAGATTTGATGGCAGAAGATTTGTGAGAATAGAAGACGGAGTGAGAATGAACATGTCTAATACAAGTACACAAGGCACCACTGCCAGAGGCACTTGGGACGAATCCACTGCTTATGTTGCCAATGATCAAGTCAACTTTGGTGATGAATTGTACATTGCCAAAACAGCATCCACAGGTCAACAGCCAGGCACAGCAGGAGCCACAGCATATTGGCGTCAGGTGCGTGAAACACAAAAAACAGGATTTATTAATAACACCAATCAAACTTCATTGGATGATGGCACAACAACTCCAGAAAGAGTTGCTCTGTCACAACTACTCAAACCAAAGGCGGATAATTAATGGAAAAGGAGGCTGTGGCTTAACACCACTGAAGAACAATTCAGCACTTCTACGATGCTCAGATAAGAAGATACATTCTACAGTTTATTCGTATGATGTCCAACTTTACATATGTCACAGGAAAAAATTCCAAGGGCACATCAGAAACCCTGCAGATACCAGTCAAGTATGGTGACATGAGCAGACAGGTGGCACAGATCGTCAGAAAAGGATCTGAAAACACACTGATACCTGCACCGCAGATTTCCTGCTACATCACTGACCTACGATATGACAGAGAACGCATGCAGAATCCATATCACATTGACAAAAAAAGTATTCGTGAACGTGAATATGATGCTGACACAGAATCATACACAGGTGCACCCGGACAGTCACACACGATTGAACGCATCATGCCCACACCATTTGAACTCACATTCAATGCAGACATATTTTCAACCAACACAGATCAAAAACTACAGATACTGGAACAGATACTTGTGTTGTTCAATCCTGCACTGGAACTGCAAACCACAGACAACTTTTTGGACTGGACATCACTGTCATTTGTTGAACTCACCAATGTGAACTTTACATCAAGAGCAATCCCACAGGGCATTGCAGATGAGATTGATGTGGCCACACTCACATTCAGAACCCCCATATGGTTGTCACCACCCGCCAAACTCAAACGTCTTGGAGTGATTGAAAAGATCATCATGAGCATCTATGACGAAGATGCAGGCACTGTGGACACAGATGGCATCCTGGGTGAATCGCTGATTTCACAACAGACACTAACACCTGGACAGTTTGGACTGTTGCTGTTGGGCAACAAGATGACACTGCTGGGTGCCAACTCAACCACTGCCACAACTCATGCTTCCAATACAGCCAACAGAGTGTTCCAATCACAGTCACAGTATGGTGCCAAAGTGAATTGGACCAAGTTGGAAGGATTGTATTCCAAGATAGTGAGAGCAGGGTTGAGTCAAATCAAACTGCAACAGAGCACAACCAATGTGAATGGTGATGACATAATTGTGGATGTGGAAGGCACCATTGCCATTGACCCACAGGATGAATTCACCATGTTGTTCACTGTGGATTCAGACACAGTGCCAACCAACACACTGAATGCCGTGGATGCTGTGATCAATCCACTCACATTTAATCCTTCATCAGCACCTGTAGGCACAAGATATCTCATCACAGAAGACATTGGCAACAAAATTAATTCAGATGGCAAAACAGCTGCAGAGACAGACATTCGTGCTTCTGATTCTAATCCTCCTCCTGATTCTAGTTCTAGAAGAGAAAAAGATGTTGGTGCTGACGAGGCACCATCTACTACTCCTAGTGCTTGGGGAAATACAATTGCGTCAACAAATGATATCATTCAAAAAAATGCAGATGGATATTGGGACAGAGTGTTTGATGCAGATGCTAATACAGATTTATCAGATTCTACATACCTTCAAACACAGTATGTCACAAACCTAACCACAGGCGTGCAGTACAAATGGACAGGAGCAAATGGTTTTTGGGTCAAATCCTATGAGGGATTTTATGAGCCAGGCTCTTGGTCAATTGTGTTTTAGAATATAAAATATACAAATGAGTCAAATCACTGCCACAGGCTGTTTGTTTTATGCCAAGTCAACCAAACGATTCCTATTCCTCAATCGTTCTGCCAAACAGCGGGGAACATGGGGCATGGTGGGTGGCAAGTCAGTGGCCACAGAGACTCCATGGCAGGGACTGCAGAGAGAGATTGTGGAAGAAGTTGGACATCAACCCACCATTCAAAAAACCATTCCTTTGGAACTGTTCGTCAGCAAAGACACTCGCTTTAAATTTCACACCTTTGTGTGTGTGGTGGAGCAGGAATTTGTGCCAAGACTGAATGGCGAACATTCTGGTTATGCATGGGTATCAATCAATGCATGGCCTCAACCTTTGCATGAAGGTGTGAGAAAAACTCTGCAAAACAAAACCATTAAAACTAAACTGCAAACTATTCTTGATTTGATTGTTTAAGCAACAGCAATCAGCAGTCTTTTGAGACGTATGCTTGAGTTGGGTTCGTGTGCTGATGCTTTGAGATTAACATTGCCTGCAGACACATCAGTTGAAAATGTCATGAGATGCGAATTGCCTGTATGCACCACTGCATATTCTGTGAGGAAAGATGCTGTGTCGTTGTGTGTGATGATGATCTCACCTGCTTGATATTCTGTCTTGGCAGCATTTTCGATGGCATACACATACTTGGCAGTTCTATATGTGGCCACTGCCCATGTGTCTAGTGTTTCAACAGCCGAGTCAACATCTGTGTTATTAATATCTGACCAAAGATTGGTGTTTTCATCATTGACCAGTGTGTGCCCACCTGCTGTGGTACCGTCATGCATGATGAGTGTGTTTTTGTCTGTATCAACAGTTATTTCACCGGCAGCACCTGTGAATGCGTTATTTTGTGCTGTGGTTCCTCTTCTGAATTGTACTGTTGTTGGCATTTAACTATTTATTAGGCGCCCACGTGGGCCTCCTCCGTTCCAAAATCTGTGGCTTTTTTTGGTTCTCCTTG